CCTACAAGGACCAGGACTTCTATCGCGGGCTCTGCTCCGAGTCGCGGATCATCCGGTCCAGCGGCAAGGTGGAGTGGGTGCCCGACAAGTCGGTCAGGAACGAACCACTCGACTTGGCGGTCCTCTGCCGGGCGGCCGCGGCGGTCTGTGGAATCGATCGGTTCACGGATGAGGATTGGGCGGCATTGGAGGGGACCGCTCCGGAACCAGCGCCGGCCCTGCGCCGGGACGACTACTTTGGGAATCGCGCCGATGGATGGTTCGGCGGCAAGGACTGGTTCAAATGATCCAACTGTCCGAACTCTTAGCGATGCGGGACGCACTGGACCGCGCGATCTTTGCTGGTGTGCGTCGCGTGCAGATGCCCGACCGCGCGGTCGACTACGCCAGCGTCGATGAGATGCGCAAAGCTCGCGCCGACCTGGATGCGCGGATCAACGCCGCGAGCAATACCGTTCCGCCCTCTTTCACTTTGGCGACGCACAGCAGGGATTGATGAACGCCCTCGATAAACTGATCGGCTACTTTTCGCCCGAGCGGGCATATCGCCGCGCGCGCTTTCGCGCTGCGACCGAGACGTTCGCGTATGACGGCGCCAGGTCGGGGCGTCGCACGGACGGCTGGGTGGCCGCGGGCGGCGATGCGAATTCCGAGATCGGCGCGTCGCTGATCAGCCTGCGGAACCGGTCGCGTGATCTCCTGCGCAATAATCCGTACGCCAGCAAGGCCATCGCCGAACTGGTCGGGAACACTGTGGGAACCGGGATCGTTCCCCAGGCCAAGACCGGCACTCCGGAGCTCGACAAGATCATCGACGGCGAGTGGCAATACTTCGCCGAGAACTGCGATCCGGGCGGCCAGTTGGATTTTTACGGCATGCAGGCGCTCATCGTGCGCACGACCGCGGAGAGCGGCGACGGCATCGTCCGTTTCCGGCAGCGGTTGCCGCAGGATAATTTCCGGGTGCCGCTCCAGTTGCAGGTGCTGGAGGGGGACTTTCTGGATATCTCCAGAACGATGGGCGTCGCCACCGGAAACGTAGTGCAGGGCGTTCAATTCAACCTCTACGGGCAGCGCGAGTACTACTGGCTTTATAACTACCACCCGGGTAGCGTCTACATGCTGAGTCCGCGCGGCGGGATTCTGAGCCAGCCTGTTCCGGCCGCGCAGGTGATGCACACGTATTGCATTCTGCGGCCTGGCCAGGTGCGCGGTGTGCCGTGGCTGGCTCCCGTCATGCTGGCGTTGCGGGATCTGGACGATTACCGGGACGCCGAGCGCATGCGGAAAAAGACCGAGGCATGTCTGGCGGGTATCGTCACGCGGCCGGAGGGCGCGGGCGGACTTCCCATCGGCGCGAAGTCCACGGACCCGAAGACCGGCAACACGCTCGAGCGGATGTACCCCGGCATGATCGAGTACTTGAAACCCGGCGAGGACATCAAATTCAATGCGCCGTCGCCAGCAGGCGGGTACCGCGACTATTTGATGACCGAGCTTCAGGGGATCGGCGCCGGCATCGACGTTCCCTATGAGTTGCTGTCCGGGGACCTGTCGAACGTCAACTACTCCTCTTATCGCGCGGGCATGCTGGGCTTTCGCAACGCCATCGAGGCGTTCCGGTGGTTGACGCTGATCCCGATGTATTGCCGGCCCACGTGGCGCAGGTTCATCGACACCCTGGTGTTCATCGGCAAGATCCCCGAGGCGAATTACGGCGTGCAGTGGACGGCGCCCAAGTTTGAGTCTGTAGATCCGCTGAAGGATGCGATGGCCGAGTTGAAGCGCATCCGCACCGGCACGTTGACGTTGTCCGAGGCGATTGCGCAGAACGGGTATGACCCCGAGAAGCAGCTGCAGGAAATCCGGCGAATGAACGATCTGCTCGACGAACTGCAGATCATCCTGGACTGCGATCCGCGCAGGGTGAACGAGAAGGGCGTCGAGCAGCAATCCGATAGCGGCGGGACATCGCCAGCGCCAGCCGTGAAGCAGCCTGTCACGGTGAAACACTCAGCCCGGCAGTGGGATTCGCCCACACGGACCTACGCCTCGTAAACCAAACAGCAACAGGAAGGAGTCTTTATGCCCGAAGAAATCGCGGGAACAGCGCCGGAGGCCGCTCCCGTGGAGGTCATCGTCGCAGCCGCCGAGCCCGAGGGCCTACCGGAATCGCCGGAGGTGCAGGTGGAGCGCTTCACGGTGGAAGCGACCTTCGCTCCGCCGTCGGCGAACGATGACGCCCGAACCATCGACGCCGTCTGGTACACGGGCGCGAAGGTGCCCCGCTTCGACTGGCGCACCGGCGAGGAGTACGACCTCATCCTCGACATGAAAGGCTGCCGTCTGGATCGGCTGAACAACGGCGGCCCCGTGCTGGACTCACACAGCGCGTACGGCGTGGAGAGTCAACTCGGCGTGGTGCGTAAGGCCTGGGCCAAAAAGTCGACCGGCCTCGCCACGATCCAGTTCAGCAAGCGTGATGCCGTGACGCCGCTCTGGAACGACGTCAAGGGCGGCATCATTCAGAACCTCAGCCCCGGCATGTGGATCTACAAGAAAGTCGACACCACGCCGAAGGGCCAGGATCGCCGGGAATTCACCGCCACCGATTGGGAACCGTTCGAGATCTCTCTCGTGGCAGTACCCGCCGACGCGAACACCAATTTCATGTCGGCGGCGAGTGTGCCGCCGGCGGCACCAAGTGTTGTTGAAACCCAACGGGCATCTGCCCAAACAAAGGAGACACCTGACATGGAAACGACCACGCAGGACCCGGGCGTCGAGGCCCGTCAGAACGAAGCAGCCCTCGCCGCGGCGCGCGACGAGGCGGTGAAGGCGGAGCGGTTGCGCGCGGCCGCGATTCGCGCGCTCTCGACCGGTCCCTTCACAGTGGAGGAGCGATTCCTCGTATCGCTGATTGACGAGGGCGTGTCCGTCGAGACCGCCCGCGAGCGGATCATGACGAAGCTCACGGCGGAATACGAGCAGCATCAGACCGTTGGGATCAACCCGCCTGCCACCTTCGGAGGCCGCGATGAAGCGGATAAGCGGCGGGAGGGGATGGAAGCCGCACTGTTCCTGCGGGGCAACCCTCGCGCGTCTCGCGAGATGGTGGAAAAGGGCCGCGACTTTGCCGGACTGACCTTGGTGGATATGGCGCGCGAGTGCCTGAATGCCGCCGGCGTGAAGACGCGCGGGATGGAGCGGCACGAGATCGCTCGCGTCGCGCTCCAGGGCCGCAACGGGGCGGCGGAGTACTTCGCGGGTGCCATGACCACCAGCGACTTCCCGAATATCCTCGCGAATGTCGCCAACAAGACTCTGCGGCAGGCTTACGAGGCCGCGCCGCGGACGTTCGTGCCGTTCTGCCGCCAAGTCACGGCGGCCGACTTCAAGCCGGTGAATCGCGTCCAGTTGAGCGACATCGCCGCCTTGCAGAAGACCAGCGAGAACGGAGAGTTCGTTCGCATCTACCTGGGCGACTCCAAGGAATCGTACGCCCTCAGCACCTGGGGTGGAATCGTGCCGATCACCCGAAAGGTGGTGCTGAACGACGATCTCCAGGCGTTGACCCGGATCCCCGCCGGACTGGGCATCGCGGCCGCAACGCTCGAAAGCGACACCGTGTGGGCCGTGATCACGGCGAACGCGAACATGGCCGATGGCCTGCCTCTGTTCCACGCATCGCACAAGAACCTGACGGCCACCAATGCCCTCGCGGCCGTGGCCAACATCACCGCGGCTCGCAAGGCAATGCGCAAGCAGACTGCGCCCAAGGGCACGATCCTGAACCTGATTCCCAAATTCCTGATCATCCCCGCGGCGCTCGAAGGCATTGCGGTCCAGATCACGAATCCGGTAAATCTGGCGGCAACCGCTTCGTCCGCCGATGTGCCGGCTTTCGTGCGCGCCATGGTGCCGATCGTCGAACCGCGCCTCGACGCGGTGCCCAGCGTCGGCGATACCAACTGGTACACGGCGGCCGACCCGAGCTCGATTGACACGATCGAGTACTGCTATCTCGAAGGGGCGCAGGGAGTGAACATCGAAACCCGGCAGGGCTTCGAGGTGGACGGCGTCGAGATCAAGGCCCGACTGGATTTCGCCGCCGCGGCGATCGACTTCCGTGGCCTGCAGAAGAACACCGCGGCGTAGGGCGGTGACTCAGCAATCGATCCAACAGAAAGGAGAAAGGGATCATGATTAATTTCGTAAAAAGCGGTGATAACCTCACCCTGGTAGCGCCCTACGATGTGCTGTCCGGTGGCGGCTTCAAGGTGGGCAACCTGTTCGGTGTGGCTGCCAATGACGCGCTCTCGGGCGCCAACGTCGAGTGCGAAGTCGAGGGCGTCTATGACCTCGCGAAGGACGCCAGTACCTTCGCGCAGGGCGATCTGGCCTACTGGGACGATACCGCGAAGAAGGTGACGTCCACCGTGGGCAGCAACCTGCTGATCGGCGCGGTCGAGGTGGCCGCCGCCACGGGCGCCGCCGTCGTGCGGGTCAACCTCTTTGGCGTGCCCGGCTTCTCGGGGCAGGCGCACGGTCTCAAGGTGGCGTATGCCAAATACGACTTCAGCGTCGATGGCGGCGCCTCCTGCACGCCGGCAGTCAGCGACACCATCCCGATCAATGCCGTCGTGTTCGGCGGCAGCGTGGTCTCGACTACGGCTGTGGCGGCAGCGGGATTGGCCACGGTGTCAATTGGAACCGTCGCCGGTTCCGGTGCCGCGAGCATCCTGGCGGCCACCGCCAAGGCGTCGCTCGGGACGAACGCCCTCGTGGTGCCCACCGCGGTTGCCACGCCGTTCAAGATGAGCGCGGCGGGCAAGATCAATGTCACGATCGCCACCGGCCCGTTGACCGCTGGCGTCATCGAAGTCTGGGTGCTCTACACCACTGCCGCAGCGTAGCTTTATGTCGGCGTGGTCTCAACAGGCCGGTCTGGCGAACGCGGCTATCCTGGCCGCGTTCGGCCAGCCGGTCTCCTACCAGCACGGCACTGGTGATCCATGCACGGTCACCGGAATCGTTGACAAGAGGACCGACGAACAACGCCAGCCGGACACCGTGTACGCGCGGCTGTTCGTGGTGTTGTCCAGTTTCAAGGCGCCGCCTGATCACGGTGACGAGGTCACCATCGACGGCGCGATTTACACCGTGTTCGAAGTACTGAACGATTCCGCGGGCGGGTGTTGGCTTTCCATTCGGGAGAAGGTCTGATGGCCTCGGTGCGGGTGTTTTACAAGAAGCAGGTCCGGATCGATCAGATGAACTTCCGCCAACAGGCGATGTTCAAGATCGGCACGGTCGGCGTGGCGGCCGTCAAGAACCGGCTTGCAGCAGCGCAAGGTCCGACCGACTCCGCGGCGAAGCCACTCACCAAACGCTATGCTATCCAGAAAACAAAACTCGGCAGAGGAAACCGCCGCAATTTAATGTTGACCGGCGACATGCTTCGTAACTTTCAGGTGCGCACGGTTTCGGACAACAAGGCAAAGGCCAGCAACTCCACACGGAAGGACCGTCTGAAGGCGTGGGTCAACCAGAAGATCGAGCCGTGGGTGGTGTTCTCTGCCCGAAACGAGGCGGCGGTGGCGGAGGCGGCGCGGCGAGTCCTGCGGGAGATGCAGCCGAAGCTCATCCTCGAGCGGGCGCTCGGCGGTAAGTGATGATTGACCCTTCCGAGTTGGTTACAAACCTGGTCGCGATGCTGCGCGATATCCAGGATCTCGTCCTGGAAATGGACGGCGATCCGGAACGGATTTACGCTTATCACGATCAGTACCCGAAGCGGTCGAGCCTGGCACATGCCATTCACCAGATGCCAGCGCCGTCCATCATGGGCGTTTGGCAGGGTACCGGGCCCGGCTCGTTCGGCGGCATGGATGTGTGGAAGCACCAGGTAACGCTTTACCTCCGGGCTCGCGAGACGTTCGACGGCGACCCACCGACGGCTTACTACCGGCTGTTCCGCCTGATCACAAAAGGCGTGCCTGCATCGGCTGGCGTGGTCATGATGAACACCACAGTGCATCCCTCGTGCTACCCCATGGACCTGCCCACGATTCAGCGGCAGACGGACGCCGAAGGGCTGGACTACTTCGAAGTTCCCATCACGTTCACCGAGATCGGAGACGATTGATGCCCGACAAAGTTTGGATGATGCCGCCTTTCGGAGTGGGCGAACCGAAAGAGGTCGTTGCAACGCCCGACGTGCTCACGCCGATGATGGTAGCTGGTTGGAACCAGTGCGACCCGCCGGCCGCGAACCAGGAGGTAACGACCGATGTCCACGACTAGGCTCCAGGAAGTGCTGATCTGCTTCGGGAAGAAGAAGCAGACCGATATTGCGACGGCGCAGGCCGCCGCCGATATGTGGCGGTTCAGCAAGTTGAACGCCGCGCTCATCAACCCGAAACTCGCGACCGAAAACGACGCGGAGGAGTACGGCAAAGGCCACGAGTTCCCGACCGCCACGTACAAGACGGCTTGGGACGTGGGCACCACGCTGGAGAAGTATCTCAGCGCGGAGATCGGCGCCTGGGCGGTCGCGTTCGGCCTGGGCAAGGTCGTCAAGAGCGGTGCTGGCCCGTACGTGTACACCTGCACGCCGTTGATGCCGTCCGCTGGGGATGCCGCGGAGTTGCCGTACCTTTCGTATGTCGAGCAGATCCGTCCCGGCGCGGGCGTCGTCCTCGACAGGCAGGGCGTCGGCATGGCCGTCGAGTCGTTCCAGATCACAGTCGGCTCCGGTCCTGGCCGCGCCAACAGCAAGATCAGCGTCGAACTGGTCGGGTCCGGAAAGGTCATCGACACGGCGACCGGCATCACGATGCCCGCCGCGACCACGGAGAAGCTCCTGCCTTCCGCTTCGTTGACGCTCTCGATCAACGGCGTGGACTATGTGACCAACAAGAACATCGTCTCCCTGGAGACGGGCTGGAAGAACAACATCCGGATGGATGCGGGCTTCTTCCCCGGCTCCGGCTTCCAGACGGCGGGCGATGGCTCCACCGGCGCGATCCGCGGCAGGCTGGAGTTCGGCAATCGCGTCGGCAACCTCAAGTTCGCCGCGCGGTTCGAGAACGGATCATCGGAGTACACGAAGCTCAAGGCGCAGACCACCGGCACGGCGGTCGTGACGCTGGCGTACGACGTGAGCAACTCGCTCCAGTTGACGTGGCAGAAGGTCGCCTACTCCGTGGTCGAGATCGCGGAGACGGACCAGATCCTCACGGTCGCGGTCGAGTGCCTGCCGATGTACGACTCCGTGCAGGGCGTCCTCACGGCGGTCGGCAAGTGCGCCGTCGATGCAATCTGCGGGTAAGGACTGACGATGGAAACCAACGCTCCTGTTTTCGACGCCACCAGGCCGGTGGCGGTTCAACTCCGTGGCCCAGACGGTACCAAGACCGTCCGGGTCCGTTTCCCTTCCGACGACGAGTGGGCAGAACGCCAGCGCCGCCGCAAGGTCATCGTGAAGCAACTCGGGCGCGGGATCTCTGAAACGACGATCCCGAACGGCGAGGATATCGACGCCGCGCTGCTGGCGAAGATCCGCACCGAGGAAGAACCCGAGGTCGATGCGTTCGAGGCGCAGAAGGTCATCGAGCAGTTGGCCACCTGCGACGTGGACGACGTGGTGCCCGCTGGCGACTCGTTCCGTGTTGTCCTGCGCGTCTTGGGCGGTACTGTCACGCACCTCCTGAAGATGCCGTCCGCGAAGGACGTGAACCAGTACCGGCGCGGCTTCGCCCGCGTGCTGGACCTGCCGTTCAACCGGCAGGAGTTGACTATCAACGTGCGCGCGGCCGGCGACCTGTACAAGAAGCTCACCGATGCGACCGAAGGATACGCTGGGGAGGTTCCCGTCATCCACCAGGCCGTC